CATTTGGGCATTAAAAGCGCCGACCATTCCATGCGCGTAATCGATAGCCGCTGGCTTCTCGTCTTCGTAATGACGATAAATCCTGCACTCGATGAGGATGAATCCCTTTTCAGGCTGCCAGTCGATGATCGATGTCTCGATGCGATTCGTTGGATATGTGGCGTGAAGTCTCTTGACCTTCTGATTGACCGTTTCGTAATTGTCTAGGAATCCCATTAGTCGCGGTACTCCGCTTTTCTGCTACCGGCAATCTTGCCGCGAATATAACCTTCGCGCTTGCCTTCCTTTTGTCCTAGCGTGTAACCGCCTGTGAAGCCCGTCAAGATGCCTAGCATCATCCACGCAGCTACTTCCATGATTGTGTACATATTTGCTCCCGATCCGGAAGCGTGTCTCGCTCCCTGTCTAAAGAGTGAAGCAAAAGCCTGATAAGGTCAAGATTCAGGCGTGGATTTCGGCGTGTCTTCCCCGCTTTTTGGCTTGTCTTTGAGTCCGTTGGATGCCAGTACCGATCCAAGAGATCCAGTCAAGAAAATGGTTAGGGTTGTGAGTAGCTCGATGAATGCCCGATCATTAGGAGCTTGATCGCCAAGTGGTTGAGTCACGAAGATAAGAGCATAAAGCATGCCACCGACGGAGAACATGAAAGTAAAAGCTAAAGAGACGCCGATAAAGACTATAAGGCGAGCTTTAAGCTGTTCATTTGTTAGTCTTCGCTGTGAACCCATTGGGATCTTCTCCATAGATGTCTTCGGTGCAGACGCCGAGCGCCTTGCATTGCGGCGGATTACATTCAGGCTTTTGCCAATTCTGGAATTCTTGGCATTCATAACGAGTCCAACCCTGATATTGACCACAGCCGGAAAGCCCTAACAGAAGACCCGTCGCTAGAGCAATCCGGAGCGGCGTCCGAGTCACTTCCCCTTTGACCCGAAAGCTGTGTCGTTAGGGTTCAAATAGCGCAAGACCACAGGGAGCACAGCTGCGAGCCCTGCTCCGGCAATTGCCTTTGGATCTGTAATTCCTGCCATGTACACAGCGATACCCGCTGCCAAGAATGAACGCGCCCATGACGCTGCCATTGCTTTAAGATCTGTCATTTCTTTTTCTCCTTTTTCAGAATGGATTTCTTTGGCGCTACGACTTCGATGATTGGCAAGTCTCCCTTATACGGGACATATTTTGGACGACCGAAGCCGACCACTTCTTTGCCCACGGTGCGAGTCTTAACCATCACCATTCCGCCGTTGCGCTGGTCGCCGCTGCCGGATGTATTGCCTTCGATGGTAACTATCGACTTGCCATCGATTCCAACGACGATTCCCACATGTGAAATCCGATCGACTCCGTCATGTGGAAAGTCCATGAATGCAAGATCACCGATTGCTGGTGTCTCACTCCATCGAGAAATTTCTTTAAACTTGTGAGCTCCTACAGCTGTGGAGACAACCGAGTGAACCTTGACTCCAGCTTGTGCAAGCACCCAATTGCAGAATGATCCGCACCATGGCAGACCATCGGCTTTTGTAAATTTGCCGTACTTTGTCAGATTATCGCCTTCTTCGATTGTGCCGATTTCGGCTTTTGCAATCTCAAGAGCTTGTGCAGCCGTACCGTTTGGGTAACTCATCCGAGTAAAAGTCCAACTTCTTCTTTGGTAATGCCAAGACGATCAAGTAATGCAGCTTTGGCAATAGCACGTTCGGCTTCAGCCGCTTCTTCTGACGCTTTTGCTTCAGCCCTGTCATTTTGTTCTTTTTCAATAAATGCGATTTCTTCAGAAGTTGCATCGCGTTCAATTATTGAATCAGTAATGCCGTTGATTTCTGTTATTTTCATTATGCAACCTTCATTCCATAAACTAGAATTTCGCCTGTAATTGTGCCTGAAGATGGATAAAGTGTAAATCCAGTAAATGATGTGGTTGCGTTAAATCCGTTATTCCATAAATGGATTTCGGGGCTACTTGCAGATATGGCTGTATTCGAGTAAGCGTAGGATAATTTAGTTTCAAAAGGATTAAAAAATGTTAATTCCCAGTTACAGTTTGTGGTGGTTGTATCACCTAATGATCCGTTAGTTTGAGCAGTCTCCCTAACATTGTTAAAAGACGTGTTACTAAGAATCAATCTTTGATAAGCATAATTTGAAGTAGTGTTATCTGCACCTGAAACTCGATACCTGTATAGAAGACCTGCTCCTGTACTGTTAGTTACGTTCAAAAATACTTTGTAATTTTTGTAAGTTGAACTAAAAACATCGTTTACATTGACTGCGGCTGAAGAAGTAAAACTCTGGGTGGTAATGCGAACGAAATCTGAACTAGGTGTAGCCCATTTTAATCCTGTTGCCGCTGTTGAATCGGCGGTGAGAACCTGATCATTAGTTCCAACGGCTAACCTTGCGGGAGTGTCTGCGGCTGTCGCTGCAATAAGATCACCCTTAGCATCCACGATAGCGTTTTGAATAGCGTTGGAGTCATCTTGAGCGACCCAAGTAAATGCGAGATCTGTGCCGGATGTCTTTGAAAGCACTTGACCGGTTGTCCCGCCTTTAAGACCTACGAAAGACGCATCAATGCCATCTCCCAAAGTCTCGATTGCGGTCGCTCCATCTTTGACCAAATCGGTCGATGTGGGTACTGTCCACCCAAAATTCGGCGTTGTTGTTGCCATGCTGTCTCCTTTAAGCGACTACGAATGCGTCGTCCCATATAAGTGTACTTGATAGGGTATTCCAAGACTCTGCGCCACTCACATCGTCCCACTTCATGGCTTGAAGCGAAAATTCGGTTGGAGTCAGATACATGGAAAGCGTCATTGAATTGATACCTGCCTGAATTTGCCAGCCTTCGACAAATCCTTGGAATCGTGTTCCCATATTGTTAGGCAGATCGTTAATCGTCACAGGCATGCCCATGAACACATTGAGAAGATTATCTCGATCGGAATCGTCCAGTTCAGGCGATCCGATTGGAAATGAAATTTGATTAAAATTCGCTCTTGGGTAAGCTCTTAATCCAAGATAAAAAGCCGCTTGATATTCCGCATCCACGGTATTGTGAAGAGTCGTTTGGATTGATTGCGCGAGTGTCCCATAGACATCAATGGAAGCTTGTTCAAAATCCGATACTTGGCTGTTGTTTCCGTATTGAATCGTGATTGAATTTCTGACATCGCCTGATCTAGTTGCCAATTGAAGACCCGATGCAAAAGCGTCGTTTGCGCTCAAATCGACATACCCATTTGCCGCAAGATAACCGCTTCGATGGGTGCTGTCCGCGTAGCTTATTTGACCATTGGCATTTTCGTAAAGATAACCAAGACCCGAATTTGCCAAAGCTGCCACTAGTGAATACGCATCTGTGACATTAGCTGATCGGGCTGACAATTCATAGTTGCCTTGATCAATCTCGCCCAACCCTGAATTTTCAGCATTTGCCCAAGTAGTCGTTGAATCGTAGGCAGCCCAAGTAAGCGCCGCCGGCACTTCATTCCATGATCCGAGAAGAATGCCGTACAAAATGTCATAAATCTGTTCGCCGTCTAACTCTTTGCTCAAGACGCCTTCTGTGAGCACCTTGGGAAGCCTTGAGAGCGCCCCTAGAGCTGTGATGGAGATTGTTTGAGTCACTCCAATCGACCCGCCGGATTGAACGCCTACGATGATGTCTGTGATTGAGCCGCCAAATAAAGCCACGGGATCACCGTTTGAATCATCGATGAATACCGTCACGCCTGAATTGATTGTGGGATTGATGCCTGAATCGTCCAGATTGATAAGAGTGAGATTTAGGTATCCGGCAATGGCTTGCGTGTAGATGTCATTTCGACCCGAGCCCAAATTAAGATTGGCTAGTGTCACATTCTTGTACTCGACTCCATCGATTTCTATGCTCCAAGTCGGCGTCCATAAGGTCATACAAAAGCCAATCGATTCGCGCCAAGTGTGCCTCGAGCATTTGAGCGATTGAGGACATCGACGATCGTGCGAGCTGTGCCTTCCGCGTCGATTGCGCCGTTCACGGTGATGTTGATTGTTGATCCGCCCATGCCGCCATTTGGCACAATCGTGCCGTTGGAGCTAGGGACAAAGAGCTCTGCGCCCTTCTCGCCTACGACATAGGGAGTCCCTGCCGATACAGATCCACCGTTGGCACGGAAGCCGCCGAATGCGCTTGAGATGACTCCGGCGATTCCCTTGACGGCGGGATTATTTGCCACAAGATTGACAAGATTTTGAATTGAGCTCACGACGGAATTGATAATCCCGAAAAGAGTTTGGAATCCATTGATGAGACTTCCCACGACATTGATGACCACTCCGAGAGCAATACCAATTCCCTGAATCGCAATCTTCAAGACGCCACCCAAAAGCGGAGCAACAAAATCCTTTAAGAATTTAAACAAAGCCGTGAATTCTTCTTTGTTAGCCATAACCGCATTCTTGACTTGGTCAAAAGCAAATTTAAAGCCTTCGAGTACAGGCTGAAAGATATTCTTGACGAGATCAATGTATGTCTTAAAAGCATTTGTTAAGCCTTCTTTTCCACCGACCGAATTAATAAATTTCGCGATTGCAGGGATTACCGTATTAACGACAATGTTGATCATTGGCGTGAGAGCGTCAAGCACAAATGATCCGATTGTCTCCTTGCCTTCATCGATTGCGACTCTTAGGCGAGCCATCTTGCCGGAGAATGTGTCAGCTTGAGCGGCAGCCTGTCCGCCGAAAGTATTGGCAAGAGAAGCTGTGATTTCATCGAGTGACATCGTCTTCAGCTGTGTAGCTGTGAGTCCGACGCCTAATCTCGAGAGTGCTCCGGTATTGCCTTCGGCTGCGCGAGCCATCGCATTGGTAACGGCTTCGAGAGATTTACCCGATCCGGCTGAGACATCGATTGCCACTTGCTGAAGCTTGAGAGCCGCTTCAGAATCCTTTGTGGCGCGCACGAACCTTTCAAAACTTGGACGAAGCTCGTCGTCGGTCTTCCCTGTTAAAAGTGAAGTTTGAAGAATCTGATTTTCGACGGCTGCGATTTGCGCGTCTGTTGCATTCGTAACATTTTGTAATGTGAGAGCAAGCTTCTCTTGAGCCTTCTCATCTGCTAACGCGGACTCGACGCCTTGCTTGAGAAGTACCGCACCATAAGCGAGCGCAGCTGCTCCGGCAACGGCAAAAGCCGCTCCGGCCATCTTGCCAAATTTTCCGACCTTATCGCTAAAGCTTTCGACTTCGTTTGTCGCACCTTTGACGCCGCGCTTAAGTTCATCGAAGTCAGCGTCAAAAGTAATCTTGACCTTTGGAATTCCCGCCATTAGTCGAGCCCCGCTTTCTTGACTACATCTTGAACCATCTGAGCATATTCACGCGCCACGATTGGCACATAATAATCAACCGCCGGAGTGATCCAATATCCGCGCGGATTCTTTCCGGCTTTAAATCTGTCCGTGTATCGGCGACCAATGCTGTCGAGCCCAGCATGCGATCCGAATTCTGTTCCCCATAGCAATGCACCCGCCGGCGCAGCTTGCTGCCGCACTCTGTTGCCCTTGCCTGACTTTGAAGCTTCGCCGCCATACTTGCGACCGACTTTCTTTGAGCCGCCGATATCGACTCGAATCAATCGATCGCGCTTGGGTGTAATTGTTTGTGCGACAAGCTTTGTCTGTGGCGCGGGAGCGGATTGGCTAAACATGAGAAGCTGACCAGCAAGACGCTTTGACAGCGGAAGAGCTTGAGATCTAATTTCATCCTGAGTTTCTTTGTCAAGAGCATTCAATAAGCCGATGAGATTGCGAAATTCCACCGGATCGACGGTGATATCAAATCGTCCTCTTCCGGCTTTATTTGCCATATCTCTTCTCCAAGATCTCGATTGCTGTGAGTATCTGCTCCGCCGTATGCCACTCGCTCATTGGGATATTCGTCGCAATGGCGAGCTCGACAAGAAGTCGATTTAGGCTTCCGACGGCGTAGCTTTTGGGCTCTCTGTTTCTCCCGTTTGCACATCTGCGACGGTGTCGCACCATGCCTCGAAAGGTTTGACAGGCTTTCCCGCAGCTTCGCGCTTCATGGAGTTATACGCCAAGAAGAGAAGATCGGAAATCCCAATCTTTTCGCTCGCTTGCTGAATGCTGAATCCTGTCTTTTGTTCCCACTTCGCCCACTCCGGTGGAGCTGCCACATAGGTGACAGACTCTCCGGATGTGTATTCAATTGTGATTTGTGTCTTCATTTATTTGCTCCCGATTCTTTTGTTTAGCTAAATGTCTCGGTTGGTGTACCGACGACCTGAAACGATAATGACACAGTCTGCGCGTCCGGTGCTGTACCGCCGACGCTTGGGAATGTCGGCAAGATATTGCAAGCGAAGACCGCTCCGGTTGCAGCTGTGACGGATGCCGCCAAAGTTGTGTTAGGTGCTGACTCTGTAGCTGTCCAAAGTGATTCGCAGAGTGAGCCTGTAGCTCCCCAATCTGCAAGCATTTCGACATTGAGAATCCATGAATCATCGATTGCCTTGTAAGCTCGTCCATCGAGTGTCTGATAAGTCTCGATGACATGGTCGGCTTCAAGTGAGATTGATGTGGCTTGTGCGTCGTAATTTACGGTGGCGATCGTCAAAACAAGATCGCGTCCGGTGATGACGGTCGTTGGCATAATTACTCCTAGTTAGTTTGGGTGTATTGGGTTGAGATGTCGATCTCACAAGCGAGAATGTCTGACCCGCTGGCAAGTGTCATCGGGATTGGATTAGACACGGATCCCACCGTGTAGCCCTGCGGAATAACCGCAAGAATGTCCATGACAAGCTGCTCGATGTTGTCGAGAGCTGCATTGTTGGAGTACATAGCGACTCCGACTGTGATGATGAGATTGATTTTGACGCGGGTTGATGTCCCGATGAGATTTGGCTCAAGATAAGGCGTATTTGGGACGATGGCTGCAAAGGGAACCTGCGGAGCTTCGGGAACCGAATCGTAAGGATTTATGGCTACGCTGGAGATGGCTGTCTTTAAGACTCCACGGATATTTACGGCAATGGATGAAGCTGTCATGCCAGCATCGCATCCGTGTCGAGTGATTTGCCAAGAATGCCAATGACACGATTCAAGAGTGATCGACCCATTCGGTATGGCGTTGGTTGGAAGTCCACGCCTTCAATTTGTCCGCCGGCGGCGTTGATTGATTGGAATACTTCAACGGACACGACGATGATTGCTTCATACACGGCTGGATTGTTTGCATAGATTGTCGCTGCGTCATAGCCCGAAAGATAAGTGATGCCGTTTGGAATAACAGCATTTCTTGTGATGTCTGCATTTGTCTTTGCAAATGAAAATAGATATTCCGATGAAATTCGTGTGACTGTCTTTGTGCCATCGAAGACTGCATCTCCAATTGAGACGACAACAGTTGATCCGACGATGTAGTTGTGTGGCGTGTTGGTAGTTAGGGTCGCCACATTGTCATTCAATTGACGATCCGTGACAGCTGAAGAATATGAGACAAGAAGTGGCAAGATGACAAGCTCGCTTGTGTCAATCACCTTTTGAAGATATGCGTCAGAATAAAGAGAAGAGCTCACTTGTAAGACAGCTCTTAGCTGCGTTGGAGTGACTAGCGACATGAGCTCTTCCCTTCGTCTGCTCGGCTAGCTCGGGAGCGAACTAGCCGATGATTGAATGTGGCGGATTACGCCTTGTTATTCTTGAACGCGCCAGCTGCAATCTTTGTCGCACAAGCGCCAAATGAGTACACGCCGACTGTGATGCTTCCGTCCGCTGTTGATTCTGCGCGGAGCTGGTAGCTAGGGGATTCGTACCATGTGTAAGCATCTGGGTTAACGACAAGAATTGTTCCGTCCCCATCGCCACCGTTTGTTGGATCGACATAAAGATTCAATCCTGCGACATTACCAAGAAGCGATGTTGGCACTACTGCGCCGCCAGCGTTCATTGGGTTGGTTGCTGTGTAGATTGGACGACCTGCATCGTTCAAGCCCATGATGTTTGACCATTGTCCGGTTGATACGATCATGTTGCGAGCAAATGGATTTGCAAGACCAGCTGTTGCGCCATAGACGGAAGCTGCGCCGCGAGCTGTGATTCCGAGAAGCTCGGCAGCTGTTGGATATGTTGCAACTGTTGTTCCGTCTGTTGTTGCGCCTGTGATGAGAAGTCCATTGACATACGCATTCTGCGCTTTAGCCATGGCAGCAACCATATTTCTCAAGAGCTCGTCATAGAACAAAGGACTAGTCCTCGTCAAAAGCTCCACGCTGAATTGCTGTTGTCCGGCGAACTTTTTGACATCCACGCTCAAGAACGCAGAATTTTGGTCTGTATTTGAGAATGCTGCATCTTCAGCTGTAACGGCAACTGTTGGTGCAACTGTAATCTTTGGGATTTCGAATGTCATACCTGCATCGGGCAAAGTGCCGCGAGAGATTGCATCGATTGATGGACGGATTGTTGTTGAAAGTCCGTTGATAACTTCAGCAAGCTGACGAGTTGGGACAAGACCAGCGTTGTCTGTTGTGTTGTCTGCTGCCATGATGTACTGACGCGCATCTTCAGATCCAAGAGCTGCCTGAACCTTGTTTTCAAGGTACTTTGCTGCTGTTACTTCGATGCGTGGCTTTGTGTAAGCGACAGACTTAACTGACGCTGTTACTGACTGTGCGGCTTCTACCGTCTCGACGGTTTCCGCGTTTGTGACGGTGTTTTCCACTTCGTCTCCTTCTGTTGTTGGTGTTTCTTCTGCATCCGGTGTGGATTCAGAATCTTCTTCGCCTTCGGTAGCTGCTACTTCAGCGACGCGAGCTGATCGGACGGCTGGCTCTGATACAAGTGCAACGCCAGTCAATTCTCCAGCGAGAACGCGCATTGTGCCGTCTTTCTCATTGATGTAATCATCGACAGCAAGTTCGATTGAGAATCCATCGCGAAGTCCATCCATCGCTTCGACAAGTGCGTCGGTTCCGGCTGTTGTGTTAGCAATTTTGAATGTGGCATTGATAGCGCCGTCGCCATCAAGAGACATCTCCATCGTCTTTCCGATTCGGCGTGTGCGATCATGCTCAAGATTGAGAAATACATTCTTCGGCTCGATTGATCCCTTTGCAAAGACAACCTTGCCTGTTGAAGCGTTAGCCGCTTCTTCAAATGCAACGATGCGTCCGGTGATTGTGCGAGATTCAGAATCCGCAGCTGTGATTGTCATTGGAGTAGTTAGCTTCATCCGATCATGTCCTCTTCTTCTTGAATTTGCTCGATGCTCATCGCACCGATGCGGTTGAGAATTTCATACACTTGCGCTCTTTCGTAAGGATTGCCGCGCAAGAAATCGTCTAGGTCGTAACGGACATACTGTGATGCTGGAGTGAAATCCGTAAGTGAAAGACGCTGTTCGATAATTGTGAGCACCGGACGAATTGAAAAGTCAATAAGATCGCGTCTTTGATTGACAGCGTTTGAATATGTCATCGATGATGGATCAGCTGAAGCGAACCATGCCGGTAATCCGATGGCACGACAGAGCTCTAAAGCGAGATAATTTCTCGCCTCATTCATTTGAAGATTCTTTGGGTCGTACCCAATTGTGTCCATCTTGATGTCTGCATTTAAGAATGTGACAGCCTTTGAAGCTTTATTCTTGAAAGCATTGATAAGCGATGCAACGCGATCTTTGGGAAGCTGTACGCCATTGGACGACAAGACAATTTGTGGAATTGGGTTCAAAGCGAAATCGTAAGCGGCTCTTTCGAGTGCGTGAGCTGCGCGAACGGTACGACCAGCGCGATTGAGCAAGCCTTCTTGCATATTGCCAAATACCACAAGATCTTCGGGAGCAATTGAGAATCCATCGATTCGATATGCTTCGACTTCTGTACCAAGCGAATTCGTTTCAACTGTGACGCGCTCCGGTGCAATTCTTTCCATCGCTTGAATGCGTCCGGTGTCTGCATAGCGTGAAAGTACGCGAGCATAAGCGGCTGGACGAAAAAGTAAATCTTCAGCAATCCACGCCCAAAATTCTGCACCGGTGATTCGTGGATCCGGTTGGTGAATTACGCGTGGCGAATATACCGTTTCATTTGTTTCTTTGACTTTTGTCTCAAGCGGTAAAGCTGCAACGGTTGAACAAATGATTCCGCGAGCGCGAGCAATTGTGGGAACGCCCATCGCTTCGGATCGTGTAGCACTTTGTCCGACAGCGAAGAATGGAGCTCCAACCGAATCAATCGATTGAATAGGCGCAAGAGAAGCATCAACCATAGCTTCAGCGATAGGCGTTGGAGCCGTAATAAAGAAATCTTTAAGAGCCATGCGCCAATTTTACGGATCTGATACTGCTAACCGATCATAATGTCAAGATCCGTCTGTGGGCGTGTCGCGTAATGTGTGACGAGCGCACAAGCCACGGTCGCACACACAGTCGATTGAGAAGCTCTGCGTCCAATAGTCCATCCGCCATCTCCGAATGGAAGCCTCGCAGCTGAAAGGATCTGTTTCGTCAATTCCGGCTGCTGTCCATGTCGAAGTCTCTTTGATGAAATCGCTCCCAAAAGTTCGTCGCAACTTTGACCGTAAAGAGCCCCGTCTATGTCTGCGATTGGGATTCCGGCTGGTTGAAGTCTAGCCGCTATCGCTGACGATGTCCGGCGGCTGTACGCCAACACTTCGACCGGATATTCAGCGAAGTGATCGGCGATGTCGTTGGCGATTGCTTTGTCATCAAGTGAAATCGGGTTGTGCCAAGTCCGCAAGAGCTTGACGAAGAATTCCTCATCGTTTATCCGCTGACCGATGACGAGAGCTGCATCTCTACGATCCGGTGAACAGTCCAAGCCCATCCACACGGTATTTTCCGTATCAATCTCAAATTCGTCCATTCCGCATTCTGCCCACTCGCCAGCTGGAATTGCAGAGCTGATTGTCTGCACCCATCGACATAAGACTTCGGTACGGACAACATCTGCCGGATCATTCATCACGGCTTGCAAGTTGTCGATGTGTACGGTGTGACCAAGTGCGGGATTTGCCATCGCCGCTCCTGCCCAAAATTTTGGGGAATCGTCAATCTTGTCGTAGTCGCTCGACCATTCGAAATATCCAATGTCATCCGTGGATCCGCCAGCTGCGCCGATTCCGCGCTCGCGAATTTGGTTGAGCACAAGGCTGTGTTGATCTCCGGCGTTGGAATAGCTCCACAGCTGTGGATTCTCCGCCGCCATCATTGTGTATCGCAGAGAAGCCCAAGTCGTCTCGTCTTTAAGCTCTCGAGTCTCATCGATGTGAACCGTGGACGGCTTTGAGATACCGCGAGCCGCCGAAGCGCCAGCTTTGACCATATAGCGATTTCCATTGAGACATTCAATCTCTTCGGATCCATGAGCCCACCGTATTCGTTTGACTTGCTTTGCCAAGCCGTCATTTGATTCAATCGTCTGAACTAGATCACGAAAAGTCTCCAGCGAAGTCGTCAATCTGTGAGCTGTACCAATTTGAAGCTTGTTATCCCACTCAAATAATCCCATGAGAATTCTTTGCTTCATAAATGTCGTCTTACCTTGCTGGCGCGCGACGACAAGTTGAACCAGCGGATGCAACCATCTGCCGTCCGGCTTGATCCGATGAGCTTCAATCGCCAGCCATTCTTGCCACGGCATCAAAGGGAATCCGATGCTATTGCTGAAGTCGATGAGCTCTTGTCCACGCGTGGGCAGCTCGGGACGCAGCCGTGAGTGGATTCTCGGAGTCACGGAGCCATAAAGCTTTTCTGTGATGGGCTCCAAAACCTGCTGGAGCCTATCTGAGCCACTTTGAACCAGTTGGAGCCTAGTTGTACCGTCTTGAGCCATCTCAATGCCTTTTTGATTCGTTTGGTGGTGAAAGAAAGCCTCGGTAGGACATGGCGGTGGAATCAGCCGTAGAAAAAAGACCAGCCCTTTGCATAACAAATTCATCCGGCATCTTGTCTTGCTTTGAGAAGTTACATTTGCGACAGGCAGCGACTAAATTTTCAGGATCGTCGGTGCCACCCTTGGCTACTGGAATGATGTGATCGACTGTGTTGGCTTCCATGCCGCACCAATAGCATTCTCTTCCGTCTCTGTTAAGGATACGCAGACGAAGCTTCTTCCATGTGGCGCTGTTGACCTTGCGCTGTGAGTGGAGTGTCATCCTAGTAATAGCCCTTCTTTTGATGGAATGCCCAAGCCTTGCACATTGAACCATAACGCTTCTTGATGTATTTGATGGTGGCATCTATCTGACGATATGGATCTAACTCTCTGTAATGAGTTGATCGCATCTGTCCAAGTCCATAATGGCTGCCATTCTTAGCCCTTGGGTTCCATCGAGATTCTTTGTCGATGATGTGAGATAGACACTTGTACTGTTCATAATTGATAATCCGTGAATGTGCGTACAGCTTGTAATGATCCGCATTTGAAGCTTGTGCGGGAATCGTCTGTATTGCTAAAGAGCCTAGAATTAGGCACAAGAGTGGCACTAGCTGTATGCGCTCGCGCGAGCTATCCGGCACACCGGCTCGCTGCAAGCGATGACAGCGTACCGAACGAGTCAAGCGAATAGCAATATTGTGGATAACTTGAGCGGGCTCTCGGCGTGTTGTCCACATGTTATCCACAGGCTACTCTTCGCCTTCAATATATGGCAAGGCGTTATCTTCAACCTTCGCCATCCAATTCTGACATCGATCACAGCTCGGCACGACATACATTTCAAGCCGTCCGACTGTAATTTTCTTCCATGACGCACAAATTGGGCATCGGTAAAAGTAACTGACATGACTCATTGATGTCCCCATCCTTCGCCTTTGAAGTGAATTGGATTGGCTGTCCAAATTCGCGCCATAGGTAGTTCACAGCTGTCACAGTATGGATTGCGTTGCAGCTGATCGTTCATTGATCGCTTGATGCTTTTCGTCTTGCCGCATACTTCACATCTGAAGTCATACTCAGCCACGGGCGTCAGCCCTTTGATTGACTCCCATGACTCCACAGCTGAGACATTGCACTAAAGCCACTTCATCGCTGAGTGGCACTTCATTCTGAAAGACGGCGTGATCCGTTACTTTCTTTTCAACCCTGCATTGGAAGCGTAGCTTCTCCATGGCTTGATCTCCTTAAATTCTCGATGGGATGAAGATTGTATTGATCGACCCAATAGGTCGGTTGATCGCGTCTGCGCCACTTTTGATTCTTAGCAATTGCCACGGGAATCCAACCCTTGAGGACATAATTTGGGCTCTTGCCCGTGACGAGTATGGCGATGTCCGTGCTGCGATCGCTGTCGTAGATGATGAGTGATCCCGCGTCGTACTTTGTCCATTTGACTTCGATGATTGAGCCAACATCGGCTGTCCGCTTAAATCGAGAAGCTCTTGGGTTGAAGTCTTGAATGCCAAAATACTTCGCCACAGCAAATTCAGCACCTATTGACTCAGCAATTTCCAGAATGTAGTCGTGGAAATTCAACTGTTTGTTGTATCGACTTGCATGATCCGGATGCCCGTCGATTTCTTCCACGCGCTCAATGGCAACGCGAGCTGCGTCCCATTCTTGCTCATGCGATATCTTCATCCTCATTTGATGCAATCTCCACAAAACCACAAGATTGTGAGCCCGTCGTGCTTTTCATGGCGACCAAATTCAAGCGGCTTCCATCGTTCACACTTGTCGCACCAATCAATTTTGATTGGCTCATTCCGGATCTCCGTCCCATCGATCTGAATAATAAGAGATTCGCCGGTTGGCTTCTCGATGTATAGCTCTCCCATCTTAAAGCTGCACTTTCCAAGTGCCATCGGATGCAAGGACATACCAAATCGGCGAGCATTGATTTGCCTTTACCTTTTCGGTGCAGACATGTCCGCGGTACGCCTTCGATGTCTTTGGTGACACGCCTTCTTTCAAAAGCATGTGTCCATGTGCGCAAATTGGAGCTTCTGCGATTAGCTCTCCGCCAAGCTTTGCTTCAATCTCTTGAACGGCGCTCTTGGCTGTCGTGAATCCTTCTTCCCAAATTGGCTTCGCCCATGGATCATCCTCGACGAATGCTTTTGGCATGTGCTCGACTTGAGTCATGTCCTCACGGCTTGGCTTCTCTTCTGTACCTAAGACCACCGAAGCGCAACGCCCAATTGCAGAGCTGACCGTATCTTCTACATACCATCTTTTCATTTGGGCATTAAAAGCGCCGACCATTCCATGCGCGTAATCGATAGCCGCTGGCTTCTCGTCTTCGTAATGACGATAAATCCTGCACTCGATGAGGATGAATCCCTTTTCAGGCTGCCAGTCGATAATCGATGTCTCGATGCGATTCGTTG